AAAGCAAATCATTGATTTGACATCAAAATATGGTCAACGTGGACTTTCACGCGAAACCGGAATTCATCACCAAACCATTCACAACATATTAAAAAAAATTAAGAAAAAATTATGGCAAAACGTACAAAAAAAGTTGAAGGAACTACAAATCCAATAAAAAGATCCTACACAAAAAGAAAAATTGAAGGGCTTGGCGACATCGTCGAAGCGGTAACAGAAGCAACCGGAATCAAAGCAATGGTTGGTGATTGTGTAGAATGCACCGAACGCAAATTTCTATTGAATAGAATTTTCCCGTTCAAACGTGTAACCAAGACAATGAGCGAAGAACACAAAGAACAATTCATTTTGTTTTTAGAGGAATGCGGAAATCGTGTTTTGGAAAACCGAGTGACCGACATTACAAATCATGTTCCGTTTTTGAATTCATTATATGCGGAATATTTCGGAATCACAATTTCAATTTGCGAAAATTGTTCAGGAATCCACAAGGCAATTATTAAAGACTTGAATAAATTATATGCAAATTCATAATCAATTAGCAAACGAAGTCATTTCATTTGATTACGACGGAACATTGTCAACCGACAAAGGCAAAGAACTTGCAAAAGGATTTATCGAAAAAGGAATTGAAGTGATAATCATAACCGCGAGGAATTCAAACGACGACAATTCAGATGTTGAAGCAACCGCAAAGAAACTCGGTATTGATAAAATCATTTACACAAACCAACGTGACAAATGGTCATTCGTTCAAAAGTACAAGGTTTCAATACATTACGACAACAACGAAGAACAAGTCAACAAAATAAACGAAAAGACGAATTCGAAAGGAATTCTATTTCAATAAATATTGTAAATTTATGGAAGTCGAAAACGAAGACGAAAACGAAATCAAACGCGATAAGCGCGGATTTTTTCAAAAAGGTCATAAAGGTTTCAAACCGAAAGGTGTGACACACGCAATGACTTTAGAAGCGCGTGAATTGTTCATAATGACTTTGGAAGCACAAGTTCCAAATATCAACCAAGCATTCGCCGAAGTACTTCAAAAAGATCCGGCAAGGTATTTGGATTTGTTTTCCAAGTACGCGCAATATTTCATTCCGAAAAAGATCGAATCCGATGTCAATTTCAATATTGAAAAACCAATCTTTAAACAATTAGAACTCGATGTCATTTCAGAAAACGACGGCACAAACTAAAATTGCACAACTTCGAAAACGGATCCGAATTGTTCAGGGTGGGACATCGTCTTCGAAAACCTTTTCAATAATTCCGTTGTTGATTTCGTACGCAATCGAAAATCCGATGTCGGAAATTTCAGTTGTATCGGAATCAATTCCGCATTTGAAACGTGGTGCGATTAAAGACTTTCAAAAAATTATGATCCTTTGCGATTTGTATCGCGATACACAATTCAACAAATCCGATTTGAAGTATAAATTCAAAAACGGAAGTTTCATTGAATTCTTTTCAGTTGATCAACCGGACAAATTGCGAGGTGCAAGGCGTGACATTCTATTCGTGAACGAGTGCAACAATATTGACTTTGAATCCTACCAACAATTATCGGTCCGAACAAAGAAGTTCATTTATTTGGATTACAATCCAACGTCCGAATTTTGGGTACATTCTGAATTGATGAATGACATTGATTCAGACTTTGTTATTTTGACATACAAAGACAACGAAGCACTCGATCCGGCAATCGTTCGTGAAATCGAAAAGGCAAAGCAAAAGGCGAAGACGTCTTCATATTGGTCGAATTGGTGGCGCGTTTATGGACTTGGGCAAATTGGATCTTTGGAAGGTGTTGTCTTTTCAAATTGGAAAATCATTGACACCATTCCAAGCGAGGCGAACTTGATCGGATTCGGTCTTGACTTTGGATTCACAAATGACCCGACCGCACTTGTTGCAATTTTCGAGTGGGACCAAAAGATCATTGTTGATGAAAGGATTTATTCAACCGGACTTTTGAATTCGGACATAATCAAATACATGAATCACGACAAACGATTTCCAATTTACGCGGATTCAGCCGAGCCAAAAACAATTGAAGAAATACGACGTGCCGGATTCAACATCAAACCGGTTTCAAAAGGTAAGGATTCAATTTCGTATGGAATCGCGATCCTTCAGGAAAAAGACATCCTTATAACCAAATCAAGCACCAATTTAATAAAGGAACTACGTTCGTATAGTTGGGACACGGATAAGACGGGAAAACGCCTAAATAAGCCAATTGATGAAATGAATCACGCGATCGATGCTTTGAGATATTTCGCAATGTCGCATTTCAAAATAATAAACAAAAAATTTCGTGTTTCATAAAATTATGCTTACATTGCAATGTTTTTAAATATATTGTTTTTGTTATCGATGAAAGGCATCCATTTATTTGGGTGTCTTTTTTTTATTGCACCAATGAAATGATAAATCCGCGACGATGACACAAAGACGATTTACCTTATATACCCTTTAGTTAGAAAAAAAAATACACTCCCCCCCAAAAAACGAAATATTTGCGTCTTTCCGTCTAATTCAAAATGTATTAATTTTATAAGTTGTTGTTTATCAGTAGTTTAGAAGTAGAAAAACAAAGAAAAAAACATGACGGAAAAAATCATTTGCGTCTGTTTTTAACAATTTGCGTCTGTTATTAACATACTTTGATGAATTTGCGTCGCGCTTTGATTACTTATTATCTATTTTTTCTAACGTGGGAAGAAAAATAAAACAAGAATATAAGAATAAATGCTTATTTAGAATGATTCTAAATAAGGAAAATAAAACAAAAACAAAATGACATTTGGTTGTTATATTATAAATGACATATTTATGAAAATTATAATTCCGGAAAACCTTAGTGAAATTAAATTGAATCAGTATTTAAGGTATTCAAAAGTTTTGCAAGACAATCCAAATGATGAAACATTCATTGCCATTCAAATGGTGTCTATTTTCTGTAAATTGAAAATCGAAGACGTGATGAAAATACCGGCTTACGACTTCGCCGAAATCGTGGATCAAATTTCAAACGTATTGAAACAAAAACCGCCTTTGGTAAGGACGTTTAAATTGAACGGCATTCGATACGGATTCGTCCCAAATTTTGACGATGAATCAATCGGGACATTTGCATACATTGACACGCACTTGGGAAGCGAGGACAATTGGGTGAAATTGATGTCGGCAATGTACCGACCGATCACAAAAAAAATTGGATCGTTATATGAAATCAAAAAATTCGAGGGCGACAAATACGTTGACGAATTTTCGGATATCACAATGGATTGTGTAATCGGTGCGATTGTTTTTTTTTGGAGTTTAAAGATCGAATTAATGAACAATATAATCGACTATTCGGAACACGTAATGATGACGAACAAGGGTTTGGAAGCGGAACAACTTTTGGCGAACGTTGGGGTTGGTTTCACTCAATTGTCAAAATTGCGCGAGGAAATTATTTTGACATCGAACGAGTTGAAGCAACAAACATACATTTTGCGCTTACCTTCTTGTTGTATTTAAAAGAACAAGACGAAGAAGAAGCCAAACAAATAAAAAATAAATTCAATACAAATGAATGAATTCTATAAAATAATCGAATTTTTGAAATTGACAATCGATTCCAATCCGTTGGTGAACACAATCACACACGGAACTCCTGATTTGATCGATATTGATAAAAAGAACATTTACCCTCTCGTACACTTAAACGTTACGCAATCTCAAGTTTTAAGCGGTTACGTGACATTCGATTTTGAAATCACGTCATTGGATATTCGAAACGTTTCAAAAGTAAACGTTCGCGACAAATTTCTTGGAAATGACAATGAACTTGACAACCTCAACACGTGCCATGCGATTTTGAATCATTTGATCACAAAATTAAAATTGCAATACAACGAATTTGATGTTGAGTTATTAAACGAGCCAAATTTAACACCGATGTTGTTGCAATTTTCAAATCAGTTGGACGGATGGCAAACGACGTTAACTTTGGGAATTAAGAACGAAGTAATTGTTTGCGATTAATGGACCAACAAGAAACAAAAAAGACTTTCGAGGAATTCGGAAAATACGTAATTGAAAAAGCGAAACAGAATTTAAAAAGCGACGGGAAAAACGCGTCCGGCAAATTGTATGATTCACTTGATTTTGAATTCAAACAAAATGCAAATTCAATTGAGTTTGATTTTTACGCGGAAGACTATTGGAAATTTGTTGACAAAGGGGTCAAGGGAAAAACAAGTTCAGCAAAGGCGCCGAATTCACCTTATCAATTTGGAAGTGGGACCGGAAAAAAAGGTGGGTTAAGAAGTTCAATTGATAAGTGGGTGATCCGAAAAGGATTGACAAACACGCGTGACAAACAAGGACGATTCATAAATCGTAAACAAATGGTGTCCATGATTTCAAGTGCGATTTATAATCGTGGATTGACTGCGACTTCATTTTTTAGCAAACCATTTGACGAAGCGTTTAAACAACTTCCGGATGAAATTCTTGAAGCATACGGCAAGGACTTCGAAAAATTTTTAATTAAAGAAATAGAGTAATATAAAAAAATAATTCAATGAAAGTAATTGCATCGCGAAGTCCCTATATAATAGAAATAAACGAAACGAATCAAATCGGATCCAAACTTGAAATATTTATTTGGCACAAAGGCGAAACCGAGCCAACGTCACCGACTTACACGTTGTCGAAATCAATCACGAGCATTGCGAATCGAAGTAATGTTTATAACATTTCGCAATATATAAATGAAAACATCACCATTGTTGCGCCGGTTGACGTTACGACGCCGACGATTGAAGACAACAACGCGTGGTGTTTTGTGAAAGTAAAAAAATATAAACTAATCGGATCAACTTACACGTTGGTTGATACACTTGAATTTGTGGGTGTTGATGGTTATTCAAATTATGTTGACGGACCAAATTCATTGATTGCAAACGGCGGTGTTGCGGTTTTGTTGCAATCGGGTTATTCACATGAATATTCAAGTCGATACGGATATTTGAATTTATTAATAACCGGAACAACACTTTTCCCTTTTAATGTCACATATTTGGACAATGCGTCTGTTGATTATTATTTGAACGATGGTGAAATTTACAATTATAAGATTCCATTCATTTACGATGACATTCATTCAAGTTTAGTTCAATTACAACAAGGCGTGAAACCATTTAGAAATATTTTTGTTGATCAAATTTGTGAGCCGAAATATACACCAATAGTTTGTTCATTTGTGAATCGATTCGGCGGTTGGAATTACTTAACATTTTTTAAAGCGAATCAACAATCAATCGATGTCAAATCGAGCGATTTTAAATTGATGCCACAAAATTGGATTTATGATCCACTTGTTGGAACGAACAAAAGTTTCAATTTCAACGGGAAACAAAAAATCACTTGCAACACGGGTTGGATTGATGAAAACAAATTTCAATTGATTCAGGATTTGTTATTGTCGGAAACTATTCTTTTGGATGACGTTCCGGTTTTATGCACAACAAAAAATGTTGATTATAAGACACGATTAAAAGATAAAAATATCAATTACACAATAAATTTCGAATACAATTTCAACTTAATTAACGACGTTATTTAATGCAAGTAAATTTATACATATATACCGAATCGGAATTCATTGAAAATGTTCCGTTGACGTGTGACGATACGTTGATCACTTCGGATTCCACATTGTACACGTCGGACCAAACGCAAATGTCGTCTTCGTCTTTGGTGAATAGTGCGAAAAAAATTGATTTGTTTCCGGATGAAAAAATTTCGATCACTTCATCCATACAAAATATAAACGACATTTCACGAGTATTCACGGATTATTCACAATCGTTCACGATTCCGGCATCAAAAAAGAACAACGAAACATTTCGTCATTGGTACGAAAACGCAATTGAAAACGGATTCAATCAATTTCAAAGATATGACGGATTCATTGAAATTGACAACGCGTTGTTCCGTACCGGTCGATGGCAAATTGAAAGTGGATCGATAAAAGACGGACGCATTCATGATTATAAGTTGACATTTTACGGAAATCTGAAATCATTAAAAGACAAATTCGGTGAAGACAAACTTTCAAACGTAACAACTATAAATCAATTGAATTTCAACTATTCAGTTGCAAACGTTTTTGATACAATTGAAAATCCTTCAACATCGGGTGTGATGTTCCCTTTGATTTCAAGTCAACGTCTTTGGCAATCAGGCGGTGGCGGTGTTAATGATATAACCGATGGGTTGAACGGAATTCAAGCGAATGAACTATTTCCGGCGGTTAAAATTTCATCTTTGTTTTATGCAATTGGTGAAAAATACGGCGTTTCATTCAACGGGAATTTCTTAACACAAAACAGATTCAACGAATCATATTTATGGCTTAAAAATAAGGAAACATTTCTTCAAAGATCGTCCGTTATTGATACGTTGGTGGCTTATCCATTTGACACAATTGGGTCATTGTTAGGTTACGAACTTGCGGTTGACGTGAATGTTCCTTCGGGTGTCACTTGGTTTTTAAAAGTTTACAAAAATGGCGTTTTTTTAAGTGAAGGAACTTCAACCGGAACGGGAACATTTTTTGTTTTTAGTCAATCGAGCAACGTTTATGATTCATTAAATGCCGGAACATATACATTCACAATTCAAACGGACATTGCATCGACTTTCACATTGGATTTCAACACAATAATGACGGACGAAGCCGGTGGGTATGTTTACCAAATAGTTGATACATTCACGACTGATCCATACACAACGACATCATATTTGGATTTGGCGTCATTAATGCCGGACATCAAGGTTTCCGACTTTTTCAGCGGTGTTTTAAAGATGTTCAATTTGACTGCATTTTCAAAAACGGACACAATTTACACAATTGAACAACTTGAGCAATGGTATGAATCCGGCGAAATAAAAGATTTCAGCGGTTACACATTCACCGACGTTGAGGTTGAGCGAATCAAAGCATACAAAAATATAAATTTCAAATACCAAAAATGCGAATCGTTGGTGAATAGAAATTTTTATAACGTATTTTCGCGCGAATATGGCGATTTAATTTCATCATTCACAAATGATGGTGGCGATTACAATATTGACTTGCCGTTTGAGAATTTGCAATTTGCAAACCTTAATTCAAATTTGAATGTTGGTTATGCGTTACAATCCGCACCCGATTACAAACCATATATTCCAAAACCAATAATTTTGTATAAATATGGAAATGTAAGTGGAAATTTTAATTTGGTGAATGGCGCGTCATTTGATCCAATTACAACGTATAATGCATTCGGTCAAGACATCGTCTATAATGGCGCCTTGAATAGTTTGAATTTTGGTGTTGAATATAGTTTGTATTCAAATAACGCGGTGAACAATAGTTTGTTCAACAATTATTATTTTTCATATTTGAATAACCTTTATTCGTTAAAATCACGAATGGTCAAGGTATCAATGCGCCTTCCATTCACGCAATTGATCAATTTGAAATTGAACGATCGAATTGTAATTCGTGATAAAAGATATATCATAAATCAATACACAACCGATTTGGATACATTTGAAACAAAGTTCGAATTGGTCCAAGATTTCAGAAGCATCCTTCCAAATAACAATTTAGGTTTCACATATAGCAACGAAGAACAAACAATCGAAATTGATTTCATTCCTTACGATGGTTTGACGTGGGGTGTCCGAAGTGATCCATTCAACCAAATTCAATCATTTTCTTACGATAGTGAAAAAATTACAATTGTATTGAATGAAAACTTAGAAGGTGTCGCAATCGTTTGTGAATTGCTTTCAAATAATGACGATAAAATTTATATTACACAAAATGGATAGTTTAATGGAATTGCTAAAAATAGCACAAAATTTTGAAGCAAACGAAATCATTTCAATTGCAAAGGGGAAATATCAATTTCCGAAAAACTTTAAGCAAATAATTAAAAAATCAAGACAATGGCAATTGAAAAAATAATTGATGTAACCATTCAAAGCGATCAAGCCGAAAAAGCGGTAAAATCATTAAAAACACAATTCAGAGAAGCGCAACAAGAAGTTGCCGAATTAAGCAATAAATTCGGTGCAACTTCAGCCGAAGCGGTGAACGCGGCGAAACGTGCTTCGGAATTAAAAGACGCAATCGGTGACGCAAAATCGTTGACGGACGCATTCAATCCGGACGCGAAATTCAAATCATTAACCGCATCATTATCAGGTGTCGCCGGTGGATTTTCTGCGGTACAAGGTGCAATGGGTTTAATGGGTGCGGAATCGGAATCGGTTGAAAAAACACTTTTAAAAGTTCAAAGTGCAATGGCATTGTCAACCGGACTCCAACAAATTGGTGAAAGTGCGGACGCATTTAAGCAATTAAAAGCGGTGGCGGTCAATGCTTTGAACGGAATAAAAACCGCAATAGGTGCAACCGGAATAGGTCTTTTGGTTGTTGCACTTGGTGCAATCTATTATTATTGGGATGACATCAAAGAAGCGGTCGGCGGTGTAAGTGCGGAACAAAAAAAATTGAATGCTTTAAGTCAAAGCAATTTGGAAACCGAAAAGGAAAAACTCGGTGCGATTGGGAATCAAGATAATATCTTGAAAATGCAAGGTAAAAGCGAAAAGGATATTCTTAAAATGAAAATCGCGCAAACCGACGAAACAATCAAAGCCGGTGAAATAAATATTCAAAATCAAATCAATTCCAACAAAATGGCGTTGGAAGCCGAAAAAAGGAACTATCGACTTTTGAAATCTTACATTGATTTTATGTCCATGCCTTTGAACGCACTTTGGACAATGGCTTCAAAAGCGGTCAACGGGGTAATTGATTTAATAAACAAAATACCGGG